TTGCTTCATTACATAAGCATATACAGGCATAAAGTCTGCTTGAGTCATAGGTGGGTATTTCGCTGAGAACTCCCAATACTGACTTGCTAGCTTTCTTGATTGCGTTCTACCGTTTACCGTCTGTGATGTTAGAGTCTTATCATTAGACTTTAAGTTTACAGATTGAAATACTGGTGTCGTTGTGTATGCCATTATGCTGTCACTCCTGTCATTCCTCTATCGTTCATTGCTTGATTAATAATACCTACAATCATTCCCCTGCGAGAATCTAATAAATCATCAAATCCTTGAGTATCGTTAGCAGTGATGTTGAAGCTTACACTTACGTTAGTTTCTCCACCCGCACTACTTCCGCCTATCTCATCATTTGGTACGATTGTACCTGTCTTATTAGGAACGAATACTTCAGCACCCTGCTCACCTACGATGTAAGGCTGGTTTCCAGTTACCGTGCCACCGTCAGCCCTAAAGAGGCTAGAAAAGTTAAATGCACCTGCCATAGCTTGAGCCATAGGCTGGGCAACTTTAATCTTAATAAACTCAGCAAGTACAATTCTTGCCATGTCTTTAACTGAGTCTTTAAGTGAATCAGTACCTTGACCGATATTCATAATCATACTAGTTATAGAACCTGCCATGGAGTCTGTTAATGCTTTAACTTTGTTAGCAATATCAAGCTCCTCCATACGATTAATCGCATCTTCATAAGCTGTTGTCATGGTAGCTATTTGAGTGGTTTGGAATGCTTCTGTCTTTCCTGCTGAAATCATAGCGGTTGTAATACTTTTCTTTTGTTTTTCAAACTCTTGACCAACTCTTTCTTGTTCAGTCATTTCTATACCAAGACCTGCAATAGATTCTTTGTAGTCATCTATCGATTGGGCAATCTTGCTTGTGGCTAGAATCTCTGCTGCAATATCTTTTCCTAGACCGCCAGTGTTTTTTGGCGTTGTATCTTCTGCGTTTACAACCCTTTTATCGGTGAATGGTTTTATTGACGGGAATCTTTTGAAAGCGCTAAACTTATCTAACTTAGGCATGGCTGCTTCAGCTTCATCACCTACACCTGCGATAGCGTCACCGATTTTACCAATACCCCATGACAAGGCTGTAATACCTGCAAGAACTAACTTAGCTTTCTTACCTCCTAGGAATGCCATCACAATACCAATCTCTCTAATCCAAGCAGGTATATTCATGAAAGCAACGAATGTTTCTTTTATTGCGCTACCTACACTTAGTACACCACGTCCAAACGCTTTAATCTGTTCGATAGTTTCAGGTTTTCCAAGGGCATCTGTCAACTCTTCAACTTTTTTTGTTAGGGCTGAAAGTACACCAGTCTTGGCGAATTTAATCTGAAGCTCTTCCCAAGCTGACTTCAGTTTTTTTAACGCTCCGTTTAAGCCTTGAAGCTGAGTATCAGCCATCTTCTTAGCTGTACCACCTGCATTTTGAAGCTCTGCCCTCAACCCTTTGATGCCACCAACACCTTCTGACATTGCAGCCATAAGAGATGGTCCAGCACGCATACCGAATAGAGTAACCATTTCAGTAGCACCAGCACCTGCATTCTCTAAGTCTTGTAGGATGTCAATGAAGTTACGCATTGAGCCGTCAGAGTTATTAATACTCACACCCAGCATATCTAACATCTCTGTCATTTCTGAGGTTGGTTTAAGGAGTTTTGATATTCCTGCTCTTAGTGATGTACCTGCTAGAGAGCCTTTGATACCTGCGTCAGCCATCTTACCGATAACGGCAGTCATGCCTTCCATTGACAGTCCTGCTGCCTCTGCCATAGGTGAAGCCATCTTCATAGCCTCGCCAAGCTCTATCACATTCATATTAGCACTTGCTGTGGCTTTAGCCATAACATCTACTAACTTACCTGTTTTGTTTGCTTTTAATCCAAGACCTGAAAGAATGTTTGAAGCAATATCTGCTGAAGTTGCTAAGTCGGTTGACGATGCTGCTGCTAGGTTTAATATTCCAGGCATTGATGCCATTGTCTGTTGAGCGTCAAAGCCTGCCATAGCTAGGAATGTCATTCCATCCGCAGCTTCTGATGCTGAGAAGACAGTTGACTTACCTAAGTCACGAGCTTGATTCTCTAGAGCTAATAAAACATCACCTGTATGCCCACCGATAGCAGACACTTTATTCATTGACTCTTCAAAGCCTGCCGCTGTCTTAATAGACATAATTGCAAGACCACCTAAAGCAGCACCCGCGACTTTACCAAACTGTGTAAGCTTCGCACCTACTTGAGAACTTGATAGACCAACACTTTTTAGTTTGTGGTCAAGTTTCTTTAATCCTATTAATGCTTGTGTGGCATTAATCTTTATTCCAAGAGTAGCTAAACTAGTTGCCATTTTTTTCACCTTTTAATTCAAAATACGCAGCCCAAGTTTTAAGCTCGATTGTAGTAAAGTCCATAACCTCACTAATAGACTTTTGCAAATGGTCTGCCAAATGACAATAAAACAGTAAGTCGCTATCCGACTTTAAGACTTTTTTACATCATCTACCGTAGGCTCATCATTAGCAAGCTCTTCGACAATACGACTAACCACTTCAGGGTCGTAAGTACGCATCATTTCATTTAATTCATGTGTGCGCCAAATAGGCTTGCCATCTTCATCTAATGCTCTCATAATCAGAGACATATAGACTGCTTCAATCTGCTTATCTTGTGAATAAAGCTTGAAGATTTGGGTTTGTTGCTTACCTGTTACAGCACCTTTGTAGTAAATCTTCCCATCCCACTCAGGCACATCAATAGATAATAACTCACCAGACAACTTAGCTGTAAAGTGAGTAGTTGCATTTTCCTTAATTCCCATTATGCAACAGCAGCCCAAGTAACAACACCATTAGCTTCAAAACTCATTGAAGTCTCAACCATACCGTCTAGTGTAGTTGATACACCCTTCTCAGTAATGATTGCTGACAATGAAGCGAATGTGTCGCCTGTTGTAGCGCCTTCAGGGTATAGCTTTAATGCAACTTCAGCACCTACAGTCATTGCACCTTGACCTGTTGTATCTGTCTCATCCCAAAAAGCAGTCATAGAACCACTTGCTGATGTTAAGCCTACAGTCTTAGTACGTGCTGTGTCTCCTAGTGTAGTGTCGTCAATAGTCTCTGCTGACTCTGAGATACTCCAATCCTTTACTTCTGCGATTACGTTTGAACCGATTTTAGCCGTTCCTTCGCTACCTTTATGATTTGCCATCTTCTTTCTCCGTTGTATTTACTTTTGTTTTTGTTTTTGTTATAGACTTTTCCGCCCAACCTTTCGCCTTCATTTCTTCAATCTTTGAAGGGTGTGGCGTTACACCTTCTTTATCACCGTTAGGTGGATATAAAATTACTGTTTTCATTCGTCTCTCCAATATGGAATAGTTACATTTACCTGATACCAAATATCATCAGCCCCTATTGTTTCAATACTACCAACTCCACAAACCACATCATTAAACTTTCTACCATCAAATATTGATGAGGCGTAATCTGCATATTGTCTTATTGTACTAGTTCCTGTGTCTCTTGGAACGAAGATTTGCACAACTATAATTCCGGTATGGCGTTTTAATTTGTTAATCGCTCTATAATCACCTTCACCGTTTAATATATTTAAACGAACCCAACCTTCATTATTCGGAGTATCAAACTCTACATTCTCCCATGCAACCGGAGTATATGTCCAGTATTCAGAGAATCTGTTTTCAATTGCTAGGCGTTCCTTTTCAAATGACATTATTTAAAACTACTCCTAATCTCATTCATAGTAACATCAACCATGCCTTTAGGTGCTTGTTTACTACTACCCTTTTCTAACAATCCGATATACGGTAATGAGTTAGTAATATATATACTATGTTTACCTGAAAACTTTTTAAAAGGCTGTGTTGTTGTGGCTTCATTGTTTACAGATGCGTTAATACTGCCTTCTGACATATTCCAATTTGCTCTAGCACGACCTGTATCAACAGGTGTTTTTCTAGTTACACCGTTATAAGCATGAAGTGTTATTTTTCTAACAACTTTATCCACCTCTAAACCTGCCTTCTTAGCAAACTTTTTGATTTCGTTGTCAAATGATGATATGCTCATCCCACTTTCCTAACTGTTAATGTGTATGACGCACCGGCAGGGTCGCTATCAACCTTGCTTATCTTGTGTACTTCAGACCCTCTAATAATTAAATCATTAGACTTAGGTGTGAAAGTCAAACCTTTGCTAGAGAATAACACGTTTAATTCACCTGTATTTCCATTAGATATTACCCCACTTCTAAAATCTTCACTCGCTACACTTACTATAGCCTTAATCGTATGGTCGTTTTCATCTTCTGCCAATTGACCTGAATAAACATCATAATCAGCATTTCCCTTTACTCTATAAGTTACCGTTTCCGCTATGTCACCAGTGGCAGATATAGCAGAGCTTACTGCGCTAAGTAGCGCATCTCTCAATCCCATTAGGTTCTAACCACCGATACAGTGCCAAACTTAGCACGAGCATGAATAGAGCCCCATCCTCTTAACATTTCCTGAACAATAGAAGGCATTACACCTGCCGTATCGTTTTTATCAAATGTTAGTGAAATATCGCCAACCTCTAGACTTGTTAGGCCTTTACCTTGAGCATCACCAGTTAGGTCTCCTGCTAAAAGGTGTCTAGCAAATTCAGCTGTAGCATTCTTTACTGGTTGTGGAACTATCGTAGAAGATACGGTAAAACCGTCATCGGTAACACCTGTTCTGCCCCAAGCCAAAGCTTGAGTGCTAGAAGTCTTTGCGCCTACCCATTCAATCTTCTCGTCTAAGATACGAGTAGCCATCTTTAAGGCTATCTCCTTATTGGCTTCTGTAGAAGCTGTCCAAGTTGTAGCGTATAAATGTGTTGCGTGGTAGGCATCTGCGTCTGATACTGAAACATAGCTATCTGCTGATGAGCCGTTTGGAGTTGCGTCTAATGCCATAATTTTTCCTTAATAAGTACCCCCAAGGTAATGAAACCAAGGGGGATTTTATCAAACTGTATTAGTTATTAATACCGTTTAACATTGCTAGACCCTTCTCAGAGAAGTTAGCTAAGCCGTTGTAGAACTTAATACGAGTAATAGTCTCGTCTTTAGTCTCACTTGAGCCAATCTCTTCAATAGAAACACCTGCGTTACCAGCAGCAGTTAAGCCAGCGATACCGTGTGTCATTGAACCGTCATCTAATGTACCCATAACAATTGAAGTACAAGTTGAACTTGAACCACGCGTCTGGTTTACAGGGATGTAGTCATTACGGAAGATTGGAATACCACGGTAAGTAGGTACTTGAACGCCTGAAGGTAAAGTCATAACTTCACCGATGCCTGCGCCACCCAATGCTCTAAGCAATGCGTAGTAAGAACGAATCGTACGAGCGTTCATCATCATGTAGTCAACAGTACCGTCTTTATCAGTTACTTTGTCTAAAGTCTCATCTAACAAGTCATAAGATAAAGCAGAACCGTTAGTTGCGCCTGTCTTAGTTTGTGCTGTTGTAGCTAAAGACAATAAACCTGTGATTTGGTTACTTGAACCTGCACCATTGATTAGTTTATCTTGATAAGCACGACCAATTGACTTAGCCTTAGAAGCAACTTGTGCTGCTTTCTGGTCAGTAATGTTTGAACGTGTAGCTTGGATTAAGCCATTCACTTCAGCATCGCCAACTAATGTTGTCAATGTAGAAGTTACAGTATCAAATGTTGCTGCCGCTTTACCTGCAGAAATAGTTGAACCTACGCCAGTCCACTCCGCTGCGCCTAATGCGTTCTCACGGTTGTAAGATAATGCATTACCGTCAATTGCTTGGAAAGGTAAGATGTCATAAAAAGGATTTACTGTAATGACGTTTTCAATAACGCCAGCTACAAGCATGTCCTGTGAAAGTTTTGCTGATTCAGCAAGAGTTACAGATGCCATAATGGAATCTCCTATATATGCCCTTTATTAGTTTTATAGGGCAGTAAAAAAAATATTCTGCTACTATATTACCACGGGTTATATGTAGGGTTACACACCATTCTATGGCGAGTTGACGCTAATATAACATAAAAGAAAAGAAAAAGGGAAATAACTTAATCGGGGCTTAGGGGATTGGGGGATTTCGGACAAAAAAACCCTCTAACTAAAGAGGGTAAAAATGGAGATTTTTTACCTAGGAACTATTTTTTAGCGAATCCGTATTGTAGCTTCTCTAATGCTGTCATATCCTTAGAGCCTGCTCCGACAAAAGATTTGCCATGCTCTGAACCACCACCTTGTGATGATTTGAATAAATGAGGTGCTACGTCTTGTTGACCCTTAACCCACTCCTCTACTGTCATTGGCTCGGCTGAAGAG